AGGTTTATAAGAGATGACTTTAAACGATAAAAGCGGGCTAGTGATAGCTCGCTTTTTTGTACTCTTTTTGTACTCAATTTTATGATATCGTGTGTTTTACCACGAAACAAAAACGTTGATTTTACAACATTTTGAAACGCTATGAAACGCTATGAAATGTTAAAATATGGAGCCGAGGGGAGTGTATAGTGTTGATGTAACAACGTTTATAAGCGTTTTGTACTCTCGATGTACTCAATTGAATATTGAGTTCAGTTTATCGTTATCCTCACGCTCTAATTCTTCAATGATATGAGCGTATGTGTGTAATGTTATGTTTGGGTCAGCGTGTCCAAGTCGTTTGCTTACTGATAGCAATTGAACACCGTTTGCCAGTAATATACTAGCGTGCGTATGTCGCATAGCGTGAAAGGTTATATCTTTATCGATTTCTGCTCTGTTTAATGCTAGTTGTAATGCTTTATTGATTGCGTTGTTACTAACTCTTTTAAATATTCTTTGTGTTTTGTCTTCTGGAACGGGTAGTGATTGTAATATTTCAACTAATTTATCAGGAATGGTTATTTTACGTTTACTACTTTTGGTTTTACCCTCAGTAAAATCATTTGTAAAATGATAATCGAATCCTTTTTCTATTTTAATTGTTTTATTCTCTAAATCCACACAATCCCATGTCATACCTAAACACTCACCAAAACGAGCCCCTGTATACATACTAAATAGAATAATATATCTCGATGTGTAATCCAGTTGTATATCTTCTAATAATGCTTTCTCTAATTTATCAAATTCACTCTTACTTAAGTATTTATTTTCAACTTTCTTATTTTTCTCTTCAAGACCTTTTAAAACGGCGGTTGTTGTCGGATCATGAAGAAGTGTTTGTGTTCTTAACGCATGCTTTATTGCTGCCTTAACATAGGTGTGATACTTTTTGACTGTTTCTTTAGAGCGTGTTTTGGCAACGTCATTCAAAAATGATTGATAATTTTCGTGGGTAATATCTCGTAATGGAATGTTGTAATTTGTTCTTACATAATCAATGATACTATTTATCCTGGAGATGCTTTTCAATGAAATAGTATCTTCTTTATAGAGCTTCTTCCAATTCTCCATATAGTCAGCTAGTAACATTTGTTCTTTGCTAATATTTTTACCGACTAATAATTCATTTTCTTTCAAGATTGATGCATCTTTTGCTTCTGCTTTGGTTTTGAATCCACTCTTTGAAACATATTTACGTTTACCTTCATCGTAATAATAGACACGATAAGCCCATGTTTTGCCTCTTTTCGTTATGCTTGCCATGATGACATACCTCCTTAGTACATCTCCATAGATTCTTTTACATATAGATCCGTAAGAACCGATGCGAATTCGTCGGCTTCTGATTCTATTTTTGATGTGTAACGATACTTCATGCTCAAAAGATGCGGTGTACTCGTGTTGTAATGTAATACAGCATGCCCTAACTCGTGAGCCATGGTGAATATTTTTTCGTTTTTCGATAGATTTTCATTAATAAAGATAAATTTAATCCTTCTAATCTTAGTATAGTAGCCTTTAACTTCTCCCAGGTCGGTTTCTAATAAGTTTATGTCTAATTCCTTCGCAATCTTATATGGATTGCTAGTTCCGAATTTGCGAACTAAAGATAATACTTTATGTTCAATCCCCAATACTAAAATCTCCTATCCTTTATATTTCTTTGGTGTAAATTTATTCTTAGCTTCCATTCTTGCAATTTTAACAGCTTGTTCTAAAGAAGCAATGATTAATTCTCTTGTTTCCTCAGAGTAATCAGCAGTTTCTTTTGAATACAATCCATTCTCCAGTTGCTCAATCATCTTTTGAAGGTCTTTTTGAATGTCCTTGTCTTCTTTATTATTAGCGTTAAAATAAGGTTCATCAGACATACCTATTAAATAGTTAGGAGACACTTCGAAAGTAGAAGCAATCAAACGCACTGTATCCATTCTTGGCTCGACTTTTCCATTCTCCCATTTTGAAACATTCGTTTTATTGAAGTTTGTTGGAGAATCTTTAAAGCTTGAGTAATTATTAATTCTGTTGGCAAATTCTTCTTGATTTAAATTATATTTTAATCTTATATCTTTGATTTTGCTCGCAAACGACATGCCGAACATCACCTTTCTTTATTATTTATAAGTGAATTATACCTTTAATTTCAACAAGAAACAACTGAAATAATAAAAAAGTTTATTTTTTTTCTATTTTGTTGTTGACATATAAAAATGTTTAGTGTATATTGTGTTCATAAGGTTGAAAAAAGATAAACATTTTTAAAGGAGGTGATTCAATGTCACAACGAAAAAGACCGCCTTATAAAGAATTTATTGCATGGATGATCGTTAATGATGTCAAACGACAAGACCTACAAGACTTGCTAGGAGTAACGTCAGCTACGCTTAGTCATAGACTTAACGGGACTGGAGCTGATTTCACGATGGAAGAAGTTCGTACTATTATTAATAAGTACGGAGAAGAAGTAAGTTCATTTTTTTTGAACTAAAAGTTGAAAAAAGATAAACATTTTCAACTGGAAAGAAGGGAATTAAATGTTAAAAAAACTTCGCAAAGAACGTGGTTTAACTCACGAACAATTGGCGAAAAAATTAGGAATCAGTAAATCGTATTACGTGAAAATCGAAAATGATTTTATGAAACCTAGTTACAAAGTGTTGAAGAAGTTAAAAGACTTTTACGGAGAGGATATTAATTTGAATGAACTTTTTAAATAAAAAAACGTGTCTTATCCGCTATATAAGACACGCTACGGAAATTGTTCTGCTCAAGTTAATAGCGGCAACCAACAACACTTCGCCAGTATCGCCCCTGGCACTGTAGTTGAAATAGAATTTGATTCTCGATTTTAGAGACTAGCTTTTTCGCCATTTTCTCAATGGCAGCTTATTTACCTTCGGTTTGGGCGTCTAGCTAAGACGACCGAAAAAGCTAACTCCCCCTATTGAACCCTGCTAGCCAGGTGCGGTAGGCAAAAGGTAAACCTACAAATGAATCCAAACTCTACTGAGACACAGTACCTTTCAAAAATTCTGATAATAATGTTGTCATTATCATCATCCTTTCCACCTACTAGGATTTCAGAAGAAGTAGGTAGGGATATTATAACATTAGTTTCATAAATAAGGAATGTTTTTTAAAAAAAGAAGACGATATGAACGCCAACGCAAAAAACGAAAGGAGTTAAAACCATGGAACAATCAACGCTTGATTATTTTGAACAGATATTCTTTGAAGTCGTAAAAAGAAAACCAGAGAAATTTGTCGGATTAATAAAACCGTTTATTGATTCGAGAAGTAACCAACGGTGGATAACGACTGAAGAGTTGTGTGAAGCGATTGGAACAAGTTCCAGTTCGTGGCACAAGAGCGAGATTAGAAACCATCCAGTGGTGGTTGCAGCAAGAAGAACAGACACACGCCCATACAAATATCAAGCGAGCATGATTGATGAAATACAGAGAGTATGGGACGGAAGGAGAAAACGATGAGAACAGAACGAAGAAGAAAAACGAGGGTACAATTCATCCCATTTATGAAGTGGATACTAGGATGGTACATTTTAGCATTTGGAATCATTATCGCAATGATGAGCATTGTGCTCTTGGTAGGAAAGGCGGTAGAAAATCACCAAACAAAAGTTGATTTGATTAGAAGTGGGCAATATGTAGAGCCTGATTTTCAGGAAACGTGGAACAAAAATAGCCAGCGCGGCAACGCTGACTAACTAATAATATCTAAGGAGAGTATAACACAATGTACGGCAATTTTGAAACATTACACAATAGGTATCTTGAACCTCCTGAAGACAAAGTTTATGGATACGATTGGAATGGAATGGAAATCTATCGTGGAGATCAGTACAGAATTATAGGTGGGGATAAAGTCCTTGAGGACGATGTGGAAGAATATCTAAGAAACCTATATTTAACAGAACCACCAGTGACACGCATTAGAGCGTATGACTGGAAGGGAGAGAAAACAGACGAGGAATGGAATTACTATCTATTAGATGGAGATTACGTTAACGAAGATGATGTAGACGAGTACTTGAAAGAAAATTATTTAGACTCATCAATTTTAACAGCAGGAGAGTGAAATATGTTAAACAAATCAGAGAGCATTGAAAACTTATCAAAAGCAATGTCTGAATTTCAAAAGAATTTAAAACAACCATTGAAAGATGCAAATAACCCATTTTTTAAAAGTAAATATGTACCTTTAGAAAATGTAGTTGAAGCAATCACGGAAGCAGCAGGGCCGTTAGGAATCTCGTTCATGCAATATGCAAGTGGCGATGATAGTGGAAATATTGAGGTGGGAACGATTATTCTGCACCAATCTGGGGAATATATTGAATTTCCTAGTGTAAGAATGAAACCTGAAAAACAAACTCCTCAAGCATACGGAAGCGCAATTACATACGCTAAAAGATACGCGTTGAGCGCAGTGTTTGGTATCACATCAGACAAAGACGATGACGGAAACGAGGCAAGCGGTAACGGAAGAAAAAAGAAAGGGCCTCAAATCAGCGCAGAAAAACAATCTAAATGTGATTATATTCAACAACTAGCAGAGTCAACACCCGAACGGTTCGAGAAATTCAAAGAAATGCAATCTAAAGTACAAGGCGCACCTACCGAGGAGTGGAGCGATACATTGCTAGATAGAGCAATTAAGATGTTGCAAAGTATCCCAGAACCTTTAACAGGAACGCGTGAAGGGGCGTAATGGATTACGAGGGGCAACTCAAAGCGGTTAATCAACATGACATACAGATAGCGCTAGAAGAAGATTTCAACCTTACAGAGGCTAGAAGAAGAACAGATAAAGGCGAAAGTATCCGCTTGAAAGTGACGGTCATTGATAAACGTAGCATCACACCTAAACAACAAAAATTCATACATGCGTTATTTGGGGACGTGAGCGACTATACAGGATATCCGTTGGAATGGGTCAAGGAAATGTTCAAAGCGTATTACAGTGAATTGTACAACGTGGAAGGGTTAAGCCTGGCGATGAACCACTGTAACATTACTCAAGCTAATCAACTGATTGAACTGATTATCGAGTTTTGTTTCCAAAACGACATACCGTTCCACTTTAAAGAATACTATCAAGCAACTGACATGGCCAGTCTAGCGTTTCTGTTTGTTAAATATCGGACGTGCTTTATTTGTGGGAAACAACATAGCGATGTAGACCATGTAGATGTAGTAGGAATGGGAAACAATCGTAACAAGATAGACCACGCAAACAGATTTTACTATTGCTTATGTAGAACGCATCACAACGAACGGCACACGATAGGAGAAATCGCATTTGAAAATAAATATCATATTAAGCCAATCTTACTAAACGAGGAGGCAGTGAAAGAGCTAAGAATCGGTAAATAGGGAGAAAGGAGGTACCGAATGAGAAGTTATTTCTCACACGATAGCAACGCAAGAAATTCGGACAAATTAATGAAGGTTCGAATGAAGTTAGGTGCGGAAGGCTATGGAATCTTCTTCATGTTGATTGAACGATTAAGAGAAGAAGAAGGTTACAAAAGCACAATCGATTACGACACACTAGCTTTTGATTTAAGAGTAGAACCTGAAAAAGTAAAACAAGTTGTTGAGAATTACGACTTATTCAAATTTACAGAAGATGGTAAATATTTCTATTCAGATAGCTTTAATGAGCGAATGGAAATGATGGATGTACGAGCGCAACAACGAAAATCCAAAGCAAAAAAAGCAGCAGAAGCACGGTGGAATAAACAATCTGAAGATACAAGCAATGCTCAAACATTACCTAAGCAATGCTCAAGCAATGCTCAAGCATTACTAAACCATGCCAATAAAATAAAACTAAATAAAACTAAAATAAATAAAACTAAACCAGAAGAAAGTAAACCAGATAAAGAACTGGTGACTGGTGGTGGTTCAAATAACAATGATGAACAAGAATTGATTGAAATATATCAAGGAAATTTCGGGGTAGCTAACTCAATAGTACAACTTGAATTAAAAGAAAAGCTAGGTGTTTATGGAAAAGAAATGATTCTAGAGAGTTTTAAACGTTCTATCGGAGCAAAAAACCCATTTTTGTACATGCGAGGTATATGGGACAAGTGGAAAGCAAACGGAATTACAACACTAGAACAAGTACAAGCGAGTGATGAACGACATGAGAAAAACAAACCGACTAATTATAAAAAAAGTGGTTATGTTGAGATTGTACCCGACTGGGCAAAATAACAGGAGGAAAAATGAGCGAGGCAGAAAAAGAAATACAGTTTTACAAGTCTAATCCAAAAAGATACGCGAAACTAGTTAAACAAATCGCCAACTTGAAAACGACGGATGAAGGCTATCTTGAAAGAAAGAGAAAATTTATCCAGGAAGTAAAGGAAAGAGAGGGAGCAACTAATAAATAAATGTTTAGGAGATATTCAAAGTACAACGCAAAGAAAGTAGAAATTGACGGTATCAAGTTTGATAGTAAAGCGGAAGGCGAATATTACTTGCACTTAAAGCAACAAGTTGCGGAAGGGAAAATTTTAGGGTTTGAACGTCAAATAAAAATTACATTGCAAGAATCGTTTTACTTAGAAATAGAAGGGGTCAAGAAGAAAATACGTGCTATCACTTACGTAGCGGATTTCAAAGTTATGAAAAACGATGGTAGTATCACATACATTGATGTAAAAGGGATAGAAACGACTGAATTCAGAATGAAACGAAAAATGTTTATGAACCTTTACCGAATCCCTCTAGTAACTGTTAAGAAACAGAAAGGAGATTGGTTATATAGCTATGTCTAAACAAATGACACCAATTGAAAAGGTAGTCCTATCGCTTATCCCGATTAGTGACGAACGCAGAGTGAATATAAAAGACATCGTAGCAAAGACAAGACTTTCTACAAGACGAGTGAAAAAAATCATTGATGTATTGATTAACAATTACGGCATCGTGATTGTAGGGGTAAGGAACGGGCGTACTGGATATTTTATTCCAGTAACAGACCAAGCGCGACAAGAAGGGGTGTTGCCACTCAAAGCGCAGGCAATCAAAGAGTTTAAACGAGTAAACAAGATTCAAAAGGGAAACCTGGACGAATGGAAAAAATATATAGGAGATGTAGAAAATGATTAACAACGTAGTATTAGTAGGGCGATTAACAAGGGCAGTAGATTTACGCTACACATCGAACGGAACGGCATACGCTAGTTTTACAGTAGCGGTAGAAAGAAATTTCAAGAACCAAAACGGCGAAAAGGAAACAGATTTTATTAATTGTGTAATGTGGCGTAAACCAGCGGAAAACCTTGCTAATTACACTAAGAAAGGTTCGTTAATCGGGGTTGAGGGACGTATTCAGACTCGCAATTACGAAAACGAACAAGGGCAACGCGTATACGTTACCGAGGTACTAGCGGAAAGGTTCAGCTTCCTAGAAAGCGCAAAAAAGGACGATAACGGCGTTTTAAACAACGGAGGTACCAAACCCCTACCGTTTAATAAAAATCAAAATTCGGGCGGGAATTTTGCAAATAATGACCCTTTTACGGCTAGTGGAGAAACCTTTGATGTTTCAGATTCTGATTTGCCATTTTAATTTAAAAATGTGGAAATGTGGAATTGAAGAAAAAGAGGTAAGACATTGGTACGAGCATATACAGAAATATATATAGACGGGGTAGGCTATCCGATAATTAAAGAGCTAGAGTTTAATTACGTAATCCAATACGGAAACGACAAACGGTTATTTAACAAACGCAAGAAACGCCTAGTAGGGACGGGCTACAATGAAAAGAAACACAAAAAGAACGCGATGGTAAGAACAGCACGAGGACGGAATGGAAATTACGACCAAGCAGAGCATTTTAAACTTATACCGAGATTTAACAAGATACGCGAAAAACATGATAGGTATACATTACATGAGCTAGCTAGAAATATCGGTATGAGCGGGATGACGTTAATCAATTTTAAAAACGGCAAGCGTGTTAACGCAACGACAATAAAAGTAATTCGGGAGTGGATATTAGAAAATGAGTAACTATTTAATCAAGATTGGAAACCTATATTATGCGGGCACGCATGACTTTACAACCGAGAAAGGCTATTTAGATAAGCGACATCCTCGCGTGTTAATTAAATTAAACAAATTCGACTTTAACGCGACGCAATTCGCGAGTGAGAAATACGCTAGAGAGGTAGCGGACAAGCTGAAATTTAAATGTACGGTAGTTAGAGCGCAAGGACAGCAAGAAACAAAACCGGACGTTGAATATTTAAAGAGTCCCGCGGTTGTAGCGGACGCATTACAAGCAATTATAGATGAGTTCGGAGAACGCAAGGCACGCGAGCTTTTAATGGTTTCTAACTATACTTTTGACAAAATTTTAAACGGACGAGCGGACGACGTGTGGTTTAGGTTAATTCTAAACACGTTAAAAACTATGATTAATTTAGGACGCCGTGAAGTTCAAATGTATATGAATTATAGACGCGACCTTGAATATAAAGTAAAGGGGTAAGCGTATGGAAATTATGAGTAAGGTTATATGCCCCTACTGTAAAGAGTGGTTAGACATTGAGAGCTTTTTAACCATAGACGACTTAAAAAACGAGTGCACTTACAAAGAGTGTTACGTGTGTAATAAACATTTTTCGCTTTATTTAAAAACTAATATTCACGCCAGAACACTAGACATTGAAACGGAAATAGAAGACCTTACACGCTTGATTGAGATATTTAGAAAAATGGACGCAAGGCACCCGCTTTTAAAAAATGCTCGTTCTAGTGAGTATCACAAAAAGGAATTAGAAAAGCTGTATAAATTGCAAAGGGAGAATAAAAAGAAATGAATAACAAACATATTTTAAGTCAAACAGACCTAGAAAACGAAATAACAAAATTAGAAGAAACACTAAAAATTAAAAAACAACAATTTGAAAAATTACGTTTAGTGAATGAAAACGGGAAATACGTTTTAATCTCAACAGGGGAAATTTCAGAACTTAACCTTGAAATTCCTCAAGATACATGGGAAAAGGCTATTAAGCAAAACAACACGTTTAAAACAAGAAAATACGCGGAAAAAGAACGCGACAGACGAGAGTTGTTATATGAGTTTAACCAATTCAAAAACGAACGTAATAACGGTTGGTCGCCGGATTGGAAAGATTTTAACACGTCTAAGTATTTTATCGCGGTTGATAGCGAGGGTTGTTTAAAAGATGTGTCTATGTACTGTACAAGCTGTTTTGTACAGTTCGGGTACTTTCGTAATTGGGCGGACTGTATGGAAGCTATCGAGAAATTCGGCGACAGAATTAAAGAGCTATACACTGACTAGGAGGGCGACGGAATGACATTGACGTTAAAAGTGGACGAGGCGGGCACACGATATGTAAAGATAGACGCGGACAATATCGACAGAATACAAGGCGAAACCGGCGGGAGAAAAACAATAGTTTGTTATAGAGGCGTAACATGGACTAAAGACGGCAGAATGAAATACGTAAATACGAATATAACAGTATTCGAGTCCGTGGAAGACGTTATTAAAAAGTTCGAGGAAAGCGGGCAAAAAATGAAAAGTTTTCAATGTTACACGAACGACCGAGAAATTGAGAGAGTTATAAACGGGGGTTATTTATAATGACAAACAACGACACGGACTTAAAAGACCCTCGAGGTAGAATACGTTGCATACAGCAAGTGGAAAAAGAGAAAGTACAAAAAGCGGAAAACTTATTAAAGAACTTTAGCGAATATGTAAAGCGTAACGGACTAAAACCAATCGACGAGCATAAAAGGCTATTGAAAGAGTTGGAAATAAACGACGAAAAAGAGGTAAAACAATGAAATTCTTAAAACTAACAGACGCAAACCAAGAAACAAGAACATATTCAGTAAACATTAATAATATCGCTTGTATTGAAACGTATGTAAACGACGACGGAAAGTTGTTTACATGGATACATGGGCTAGGAATTGAAAACGACTGTTTATACGTAAAAGAAACGGAAGAACAAATTATAAACGCACTACAACGACAACAAGCGATAAACTAATTTTTAAAACATGGTTTGAGGTAGTTATGCACAAAGCCGTAAAACACTATAAAGCACGCACATTTTTAAGAAAACTATTTATACTAAAATCGCCGTCTGATAGATGGTTACAAGCGGGACTAATACTAAATAAAGAGCTTAAAAACGGGTTTAATAAACAGCCGAGCAACAAAGGGTTAGAACGATTATCAAAAGCAATTAAGGAAATGCAAAGGGGAACACATGGATAAAGCGGAACTAGCATATTTTGAGAAACTATTTAAAGAGTATTATACGTACGATAAGAAAATACTACTAAGAAAAGCGGAACTAACAGTACGTGAGATTGACGAGAACGTCGGGGGCGGTAAGAGCAACATACGAGCGAAAACAGTCGAAAACATGGTGATAAAGCAATTATCAGACGAACGCCTCGTATTTCTAAAAAATGTAAAAGACGCTATCGAGTACACGTTAGACGTGATTGAAATGATAAACCCGCAATTTAAAACGCTAATCGTTGAAAAGTATTTCGAAAATGGCGGTATTGAAACGTGGGAAGACGTCGCCAAGCGAGTAGGTTGGTCGACGAGTCAAGCGTACAATATCAGATATAAGACGCTAGAGATTTTCGCGAACAAACTAGGCCTAGCGAATACGCTTTAAACTTTAGAAAAAACGATGTAGTTTTCCACTAGCTTTTACGATATATTGGTATTGTGAAAGTTTAGCGGAAAGCTATTTCTTTTTACACTCTTTTTCTAAGGCGGGGAAACCTGACGCCCCGTTTTTTTACACTCGGTAGTGTAACGTAACACGCGCGCTTATTTATAAAGCCTGTATCATAATGACATTTCCTTTAAAAGTTTGTATCTTCTACTGTTATGTATTTCAGCGTGAAACGTCGGTTCAAACCCGGCACGAGTGATAGCCATTTAAGTGGCGAAAATTCCAACGAACTGTTATTCATGGTTGGAACTCCTAACAAATTTTCCCTCCCGTCGCCTATCACGGGAGGGTTTTAATTAAATTTAATACATATTTCCCGGACGTGTTCCTTATCCGGAAAAAGGCACACGGAAAACTAAAAGTAAAACTCTAGGGCTTTACCTAGGTACCGCCTGACTTAACGGGTTAGATGGCGCGAGCTGTACAGCTTGCTGCACCGCTGGTAGGGTAACGTTACGTGTACGGGTTGTTTGATAAGGTCGAGCAAAGGCGCCTAACTAGCGACCTAAAACCTAGTTAAATGACTCTAGTAATGGTTATTGGGGTTCGACTCCTCATGCAGTAATATCCGTAAAGGAGAAACCATATAAATACAACTAAGGCTTACTACTACTAGCCTAGTGATACACACACTAAGAGCCTAGCGCTCATACTAAGACGTCCTAACAAGGCGTCTTTTTTGTTGTTTAGAAAAAGAAAAAAGAAAAGAGGCGATGGAAAATGAACGAAAAAACAAAAATACTTCGCTGATGAGTACATCATCAATTGTTTTTGAACGAAGAGTTTAGGAGGTAGTTCAGTGAGTGAGTAAGTTAACAACAAAACAAGAAATATTTGTCCAACAACTAATCGCTGGACAATCTCAAAGGCAAGCGTATAGAAAAGCTTTTCCTAGTTCCGAAAAGTGGAAAGATAGCGCTGTTGATAGTAATGCCTCTGTATTGCTCCAAAACACTAAGGTTTTACAAAGGTATAGAGAACTATTAAAACAATTCTCAAATATGGCGCTTTGGTCTAGGGAGCAAGCGTTTAATGAATATGAGTGGCTCAAGAACAAAGCTAAAGCGAGTATAGAGAGTGAAGGAGTAAGACAAGCTAATTCCAATGCTTTCCTTGCATCGCTAGAAGGCATGAATAATATGTCATTTAACGATTTAGAGTTAGCAGATAAGAAACTGAAACTTGAAATCGAGAAACTCCAATCACAAATTGAAGGAGATAGCGAACAAGATGACAAACTGATAGATTTCGCTAAGGCTTTAAGAGGTGCTTTTAATGACGAATAAATTCACCCCTAAACAAGAGCAAGTACTTAAGCGAGTATTGAATGATGATTTCTTTATTTGTGGCCTGCATGGTGCAAAGCGGTCGGGTAAAACTGTTCTAAATAACATAGTTTTCATGAACGAGATTGCACGAGTGAGAGAAACAGCAGACAGGTTAAATATTGAAGAGCCAATGTATATATTGGCTGGAACATCTTCTACATCGATACAAAACAACATCATCCAAGAGCTGCACAACATGTTCAGCATAGAACCAAAGTACGATAAACACGGAGCTTTTAATCTTTGTGGGGTTAAGGTGATTCAAGTCTATACAGGTTCAATTTCTGGATTAAAGCGTGCCCGTGGGTTTACTGCATTTGGAGCTTACATAAACGAGGCATCACTTGCTAATGAACAAGTGTTCAAAGAAATCATCTCACGTTGTTCTGGAGAAGGAGCACGGATTGTTTGGGATAGTAACCCCGACATTCCAACACACTGGCTCAGACGGGATTATATAAACTCTGGTGACGATATGATTATAGACTTTCATTTCAAGCTGGATGATAACACGTTCATGTCTGAAAGATATCGCAATAATATCAAGAACGCTACTCCAGAAGGCGTGTTTTACGATAGAGACATTCTAGGTATGTGGGTAACTGGTGAGGGCGTTGTTTATCGTGATTTCAGTGAAGATATGTTTGTGGATAGCATTCCAAAAAATATCACTAAGATATACGCTGGCATTGACTGGGGTTATGATCACTATGGCTCTATCGTCGTTATAGGAGAAACTCCAGACGGCGACGTTTATCTGTTAGAAGAACATGCCCACCAGTATAAAGAGATAGACTTTTGGGTTGATGTTGCTAAGAATATCAAGGAACGATACGGAGATATTACTTTCTGGGCAGATAGCGCAAGGCCTGAGCACGTTGCTAGATTTCAAAGAGAGAGATTAAGAACATTTAACGCCAATAAATCGGTTTTATCTGGTATTGAAGAAGTCGCTAAGCTAATGAAAGCTGAGCGTTTTTTTGTTGTTTCAAACAAGGTCAGCAAGTTCAAGGATGAAATTTACCAGTACATCTGGAATGAAAAGACAGGCGAACCAGTAAAAGAGAATGATGACGTGCTAGACGCGGTTCGTTATGCGATTTACTCACAACATTCTGGTATAGGAAGTAAAATCAAAATGTTAAAAGGAGGATTTTAAAACTTGGCAAAAGTTTTTGTTAATAAACGGAAAGTCATTACGACAACAAGCGATGTAGTGACTGAAGAAGTCGTTACAGAAGCAGTACGATTACACTTAAGTAAATTAGTTAAGAATTATGTTGAAAGCGAGGATATGTATCTTTCACAACATGAAGTTTTGAAAACGCCTAAGAAAGATAGCTGGAAACCAGATAACCGCTTAGTGTTCAACTATGCGAAGTACATTGTTGATACGTTTACAGGCTATCAAATTGGTGTACCGGTTAAAATAAAACATGATGATGAAAATGTGAATGAGTTTGTCGCTGATTTTCGTAAGATTAACGACATGGAAGATTCAGAGTTTGAACTTGCTAAGATGTCTAGCATATTTGGTCATGCGTTCATCTACATTTATCAAGACGAGTACAAACAAACTAGAGCGACGTATAACAGTCCTATCAATATGTTCATCGTGCATGATAACAGCATTGAAGAACGTCCGTTGTTCGCAGTGAGATACACGTTTAATGAGAATAACCAAGAAGGAGTCGGTCAAGTTATCACAAACGATGAAGTGATTGAAGCTACTTTTACAACTGGCGGTTCAGTAAAATTCGGTGAGCGTACTCAGCACATCTATAGTTCCGTTCCAGTCGTTGAAGTGATTGAGAATGAAGAACGACAAAGCATTTTCGAAAGTGTCAAGACTTTGATTAATGCTTTAAATAAGGCAGCGAGTGAGAAAGCAAATGATGTAGATTATTTTGCGGACGCTTATATGAAAGTGCTAGGAGTCGAATTACAAGAAGAAGACGCAAGCCAAATTAGAGAGAATAGAATTTTCAACCTTTGGAAAAATGGAGACGGTCCTTTACCGGAAGTTGCTTTCCTTGAAAAGCCTAGCTCAGATACAACGCAAGAAAACTTAATTAGTTTATTAAAAGAGTCTATTTTCGCAATCTCAATGGTGGCGAATATGTCCGAGTCTGAGTTTGGGAACTCGTCTGGAACGGCTCTAGCTTTCAAATTACAAGCGATGGACAACCTCGCTAGAATGAAAGACAGAAAACTACAATCTGCATTCAATCGCTTGTATCAAATTGTGTTCAGTGTGCCTTTAACAACTGTTTATGAGGCCGCATGGACAGGTTTAACCTACACGTTTACTAGAAATGTACCTAGAAACATTCTTGAAGAGGCACAGATTGTAGGACAATTATCTGGACAAGTATCTGAGGAAACTAAGTTGTCCGTGCTATCTATCATTGATGATCCGCAGAAAGAAATTCGAAGAATGGAAAAAGAAGAAGAGGCGATGGGCGACCTTGAGACTCGTTTAGAAAAACAAAAAATCTACTCAGACGCTGAGATGGACGACAGTAAGAAGGTTATAGCTGATGTTGAATAACGAGTACTGGGAAGATAGATACCGTGCAGAAGAAAAAGCAAGGGAGTTGGCGGATAAGAGAGTCGCTTTCCAATTACAAGGCGTTTATCAACAACACGCCAATAATATTCAAAAAGAAATCGATAGCTTTTGGCAAAAGTATGCAGATAGTGAAGGAATAACGAAATTACAAGCTAAGCAACGAGCGGATAAACTTGATATGGTAAATGTCGAGTTTAAAGCTAGACAATTAGTTGAGCGAGCTAACCGCTTGAGAGAGCGTGGAAAGCAGGTTACAAGTAAAGATTTTACAAAAGCGGAAAACAACTTGATGAAACTTTACAATCTTAAAATGAAAACAAGCCGTCTTGAAGTGCTTCAAGCGAATATTAAGTTGCACCAATACGATTTAGCTTTGAGTGAGTTTGAAATCATTGATAGACACTTGATTGAATCAATCAGACGTGAAAATCTGTTTAGCGCTGGTGTTTTGAACGTGACACTCGGAAGTTTTGAATCTTCAAAAATATCTGCTGACTCTATCGTGTATGCCAATTTCAACGGCGCGTCGTGGTCGTCTAGAGTTTGGGAAAGACAAAACGAGTTGAGAGCTATTGTTAAGAAAGGTGTTGCCGATACCGTTTTGAGAGGCAAAGGAACAAACGTTCTGATTAACAGTCTAAAAAAAGAGTTTGGTGTATCCTATGGATATGCTAGACGCTTAGCAGTCACGGAGTCAGCGAGGGTATACTCAGAGGCACAAAAAGCAAACTATGATTCTAATGATGTTGAATGGTTTGAAGTCATGACCGAATTAAAAGCGTGTCCGATTTGCCAACCGTTCAACGGGAAGATATTCAAAGTATCTGAGTTGGTGCCAGCGTTAAATGCACCACCATTTCATCCTAATTGCCGATGCACGACGGTTCCGCATTTTGACTCAAAGCGCTCGAGTAGTGATGAAGTAGTAACTAGAAGAATAGATTTAAGTGCTATTTAATGCTCAGAAAGGAGCTAAAAATGAAATATCGTAAAAAAGCAGTAGTGATTGAGGCTGTACAGTTTAAAGATACAGAAGAATCAATTTTGGAGTTATCAGAATTAGGATTAGACCCTGTACGAATTGATTATGCTGATTCAAGCAATCCTATTTTGAAAATTGAAACGCTTGGAGGCTTGATGACTGCAACAGAAGGTGACTACATTATCAAAGGTGCGCAAGGTGAATTTTTTCTATGCAAACATGACATCTTTAAAGAAATATACGAAAAAGTAGAGGAGTAAAAGATGTTTATTTGGGATTTGGTATCAATTGCTTTCGGGTGGTCGGTATTTTTGTTTTTAACGCTATTTAACATAGTGTTTTTAAAAAAAGTGATTGAAAAAATCAAAAAATAATCAAACCGTATGGGATTCCGTACGGTTTTTTTATTGTCCAAGCATTGAAGACACTAAAAGCTATGGAAAATACAGTCGGGGACGACTTTAAAAATAGGAGGTTCGAAATGAACGAAGAAACACAAACAGTCGAAACGGTTGAAGAACAAAAGGTACCTGCAGAACCTGAAAAACAACCGCAAGACGAGAAGAAGTACACGGACGCAGATGTTGATGCTATCATCGATAAGAAATTTGCTAAGTGGAAATCAGAGCAAGAAGCTAAGGAGAACGAAGCAAAAAAACTACGTGAGATGAACGAAAATCAGAAAGCTGAGTATGAGCGTAAGAAACAAGCTGATTACATTGCTGAACTTGAAGCTAAAATCAATCGTAGTGGACTAGAGCGAGAAGCCTCAAAAATGCTATCAGAAGGCGGTGTTGTGGCAGACGATAAAATCCTAGGTCTTGTTGTCAAAGATACCGCAGAGGCTACACAGGAGGCTGTAGAGAGCTTTGTAGCTTTAGTGAATGATTTAGCCGATAAGAAAGTCGGCGAGAAATTAAAAGGTAAGACACCAAAGAAAATGGAAGACACTTCGGCTGGTGAGATTACCAAAGAACAATTCAACAGAATGGGGTATCAAAGTAGAAATGAATTACTGCGAAATAACCCCGAACTATATCATAAATTGAAAGGATAATGAATAAATGACACAAACTAAAATTGCACAATTAGTAAACCCAGAGGTTATGGCTGACATGGTTTCAGCAAAATTACCAAAAATGATTAAATTTACACCACTTGCTTACGTTGAGCGTGAGTTAGTAGGACAACCTGGAAACACAGTAACAGTAGCTAAATGGGTATATTCTGGAGATGCCAAAGACATCACTGAGGGTGAAGCAATCGTCCCAGACCAATTAACTACTGACAAGTCTACAATGACAATCAAGAAAGCTGGTAAAGGTGTCGAAGTAACAGACGAGGCTTTATTATCTGGTTACGGAGACCCATTAGGTCAAGCAACACACCAAATCGCTTTAGCTATTGCAAACAAAGTGGATAACGACTTAGCTAAAGAGGCTGAAAAAGCTACTCAATATGTTGATGATGCACCTACAACTGGTGATGCACTTGATAAAGCTTTAGCAGTATTTGCAGACGAAGAAGACGCACGTTATGTTGCGGTTGTCAACCCAGAAGATGCTATCGCATTACGAAAAGACACTGTTAAAGAGTGGGTACGTGGTTCAGAAATCGGTGCAAACATCGTTGTTTCTGGAACTTTTGGTGAAACACACGGCGTTCAAATTGTACGCTCTAAGAAAGTTACAAAAGGAAAAGGATTCCTTGTTAAAGTTTCTCCAGTCGAAACAGATACAGACGATGTTGCAAAATACGGCGCATTCGTTATTAACTTAAAACGAGACGTGGCTATCGAAACAGACCGTGATATCCTTAAAAAGACTACAGTAATCACTGGTGATGAACATTACGGTGTTTACTTATACGATCCAACAAAAGTTGTAAAATTCGGAGGTGCTTAATGGGAATGTTGTTACGACGACATTACCCACAAAAGCCTGTTGAAACGGAAGTTGTTAATTATAACGACTTAACAGTTAAAGAGTTAAGAGATATTGCAAAAGAACGTAATATCGAAGGTTATTCAACACTAAGCAAAGAGGAACTTATCGCAGTATTGGAGGGATAGCATGGAAAATATCACTCAAGCAAAAATATTGCTAGGGATTGAAGACAATCTCCAAGATAAGTTACTAACAACAATAGCGACGTTGACAACCGCTAATTTTTTAGCTTACGCAGGCGTGGATGATGTCCCAGAAAGCCTCGAGTATATTATTACCGAGGTCATCATTAAAAGGTTTAATAGGATTGGTGCTGAGGGGATGAGCAATCATTCCCTAGAAGGCACTTCAATGACATTCAATGCTGATGATTTCAAAGAATACGATAGTGTGATTAAGCGAGTTTTTTCAAAAACATTCAATGCGGGGTTTAAGATGTTATGAGATATAACGAAAGAGTGGAGATTATCGCTAAGCAACAAGAAGAGTACAATCCAGAGATTGGCGAATATACTTCTAATGAAGAAGAAAAAACTGTCGTTCCAGTTCATGTAATGGACCTTGGAATTGATAAGCAAGTTGCAGTTTTTGGAGAGTATAAACGAGGTTCAAAAGTGGTTTATTTCCAAAATGCACCTAAAATCTCATTCACTTATCTAAACTATAGAAATGACCGCTATAAATGCAGAGCAGATAAACAGTCTGGAAGAGTATTCTATTTAGAAAAGGATAATTCTATTGGCTGATGTACGTTTTGAACTAAAAGGCCTTGAGAAACTTCAAGCTAAACTTCAAAGAGTGGCTAAGATGGAAGAAGTGGAGCACATCGTTGAGAAACACGGCGAAGCAATGCAGAAAAAAGCAGTTAACAACGCTTCCAGATTTAGAGGTCACTATGAAGGTAGAGGTAAAAATAGGAGATTTGTCAGACCGACAGGAGCGACTAAACGTTCTATCTCTGTTAACAGTGGCAAGATAGATAGGTTTAAATATAGAGTAGCACCAGGCACTGATTATGCTGCTTACGTTGAATTAGGAACTCGCAAAATGAGCGCACAACCGTTTATTAAACCAGCTTTTGACGACCAGAAAAAACTCTTTAAAAATGATTTGGAAAGGTTGGTTAAATGAAATCAAGAGAGCAAGCAGTTTTTGACAGCGTATTTAAACGTTGTCAGTTACTAGGGTATAAAACGTATGACTATAAACCGGACGACAATGCGCCTTATCCGTTCGTTGAGTTAGAAGATACTACTTCTATATTAGTACCGAACAAAACGGATGTTAAAGGCACGGTCGAGATGGTCTTATCAGTATGGAGTACCCGTAAGAAACGAAAACAAGTATCGGATATGTGTTCGAGTATCCTAGCGGAATCGATGAAGATTGTTGAGGCGGACGGCTATTATTTAGCTTTAAATATCTCACAATCTACAATATCGATTTTCGATGACAACACGGCAATCGAACCACTGAAACGTGGTCGTGTTCGTTTAGTATTTACAATTTTATAAAAGAAAGAGGTTAAAATATGCCAATTGCAAAAAAAGGGATTGATAGTATCCTATTATTTCGCTTGTTAAGTGACGCAAGCAAAGCAGACGGTGCTAAATTAGCATTCCAAACTGAACACTCAACAGAAAAGAGCCGTGATACAAACTCGGTTAAAACAAAAGACGGTGTTCTTCAATCAGTAGGTGGGATTGAGGTTTCAATTACCGCAACTACAATCATGGCAGAGGATGATGAGCTTGTTGCTAAATTAGAAACTGCTATGGATAAAGGCGAACTTGTAGAAGTTTGGGAGATTGAGAAAAACGCTAAAAAACAAGGTAACAAATTCGAGGCTGTTTACTATCAAGGTTATTTGACATCGTTCAAGAAAACTAAAAACGCTGAGGATTTAATCGAATTAGAACTTGAATTCGCGGTAAATGGAACTGGGGTTAAAGGTTATGCAACTCTTAACACTAGCCAAGCAGAAGTGGTTCAATATGAATTCGCTGACACTACGAAAGGGACTGCCAGCCCAGCTAGTCCTGTAGCTGGAGCACCTGGAATCGGTGGTTAGAAATTAAGAGAGGTTAACGCCTCTCTTTTTTATTGTATTTTTTAAAATAAAGGAGAAAAATAACATGCAATTAAAAATCAATGATAAAACTTACAACATTAAATTCGGAGTGAAATTCGTTCGTGCGCTTGATAAAGCTTATCCAATCGAACAACAAGGATTGAAATTTGGAATGGCGTTATCTGCTAAGATTCCAGAATTATACGCTAAGAACATCGCATCATTAGCGGATATTATCTATTACGGAACGGTTACGGAAAGTCCTCGTCCTTCATTGTCTGATGTTGAAACATACGTTGAAGAGTGCGAAGATTTAGAAAAATTATTCGATGAAGTAATTCAAGAATTAGGAGAGTCAAACGCAGGAAAGTCTTTGATGTCGGAGATGGAACAAGAACTCAAGAAGAAATAATTGAAAAATCATCTCTAGAAACGTTTGAGGAAATCATTATTAATTGTGTCCGATTTTTAAACATTACAGACATGAACGAGATTGGTCGTATGACAATGTACGAGTATGACTTGTTGATGACTGGAGTGCTGTTAAGAAAGCAAGATGAAGATGAACTCTTACATCGTTCCGCCTGGTTAACTAGACAGGTAGAAGCTACTAAGTCGGACGGAAAAACTCCTTTATACAAGAAATACAGTGATTTTTACAAGAAAAAAGATACTAAGCAAAAGTATCAACTCTCAGACGAAGAGAAACAACTCTTACTGAGAGCAAACACGTAATGAAAGGAGGCATATAATGGCAGAGACTTATTCAGTCGAGGCGGTGCTTACCGCTGTAGATAAAGGGATGAGTTCTACTTTGAACGGGTTACAGAAAGCAATCAACGGGCTTCAAAAATCATCATCTACATTCGATAACATTTCAAATAAGAGTAGTTCGATGTTTAAATCGATGCTTGGTGCTGAACTTGTTGGTTCAGCAATTAAATCCGCTTTTGGAAGTATCAAAAGTACAATGGGCGAGATGGTCGGAGAGTTGAATAGCTCAAAAAAGGCGTGGGATACGTTTGATGGAAACTTGAGTAAGCTAGGTTGGGGAAAAGACCAAATCAATCAAGCTAAAGAGGCTATGCAAGATTACGCTACTAAAACTATTTACTCAGCCTCAGACATGGCTAGTACATTCTCTCAAATGGCGGCGATTGGTCGAAACGATAGTAATGAACTAGTAAAAGCAATGGGTGGTTTAGCAGCATCGTCTGAAAATCCTAAACAAGCGATGAAATCCCTATCTCAACAAATGGTGCAAGCTCTAGCTAAGCCAAAGTTAACATGGCAAGATTTTAAAATCATGATGGAACAAGCTCCAGCAGGTATGAGCGAAGTTGCTAAACAAATGGGATTGTCGCTTAACGAATTGATTACCAAAATTCAAGCAGGCGAAGTTAAAACAGATGATTTTGCCGAAGCGTTTAAACGCGCTGGGGCATCCATGCAAGATATGGCTACTCAATACAAGACGATTGACCAGGCTATGGATGGATTGAAAGAATCACTTTCAAATAAACTAAAGCCAGCTTTTGATACGCTGTCTAAAGCAGGTATCAAGGCTTTAGAAGCGATTATGAATCAGATTGATAAGGTTGATTTCAATAAACTAGCAACAAATCTAGAAGGCTTTTTAAGCAAGATAGACTTTGAAGCGGTTATCGGAAAAATAACATCATTCGTGGGTTCGGCTACTGCTAAAATTAAGGAATTTTGGCAAGGATTCTCAAATACAAGCGCAATCTCTGACTTCAAGAACGCATTGAGCGAAGTTTGGGAGGCTGTCAAGAAAGTATTTTCATCACTTTCTGGTGGCGATACGGCTTCTTTTGGTGAAAAAATTGGTAAAGGATTGTCAGTAGCTTCCGAAGCGATAAAAGCTTTTGCTAAAGTGGTGCAAAGCCTAAGCCCTGAACAAATTCAAGCAATCGCCAAAGCTTTTATTGGGTTTAAGGTTGCTCAACGGGCAATAAAACCAGTGGTGAGTGCATTAACTGTACTAAGCAAGGTAGTAGGTGGGACTAAGGCTGTTTTCGGTGGATTGCAAAGCGCCGTAAAAGTAGGAAGAGCTTTAAGTGGTATTGCTAAAGGTTCTCAAGCCGCTAGTTCAGCCTTAACTTTCATGGCTGGAAGTTCAAAACTTGCTAAAGGCGCAATGGTCGGATTGAATATCTTTAGTAAAGTAGGAGGATGGATTGGTTCGGTAGTTAGTGCAATCGTTGCTTTCCTCGGCCCAGTCGGTTTAGTGATTGCCGCAATCGTGGCAATTGGTGTGGCGTTCGTTATTCTTTGGAACAAATGTGAAGGTTTCAGAAACTTCTTCAAAGGTTTATGGGATGGCATTGTCAACATCGCTTCAAAAGCTTGGGAAGGTATCAAAAATGCTTGGAACGGAATGGTAGAATGGTTCTCTAACTTATGGAACGGTGTTAAAGAAACGGCTTCAAATGTTTGGAATGGTTTCCTAGATACAGCTAAACCTGTAATAGAGGCTATTAAAAACGCATGGAATAGCATTACAGAGTTCTTTTCCGGACTTTGGAACGGAATTACAGAGTTCGCTTCGAATGTTTGGAACAGCTTTGTAGAAGGCGCAAAACCAATTGTGGAAGCATTGATGAACGTATGGAACGCTTTGGCAGAGTTCTTCTCAACACTTTGGGACGGAATCGTTTCAGTAGCTAAAACGGTTTGGGATGGAATTGTCGAAGTAGTAAAAACGGTTGTTGAAGTGATTAAAGGCGTATGGAACGGCATTACAGAGTTCTTCACTAATCTTTGGAACGGTATTGTAGAGGTTTCTACAAATGTATGGAATGGCTTTGTTGAGTTTATGACACCTATCGTTGAAACACTCAAAGGTCTGTGGAACGGATTCGTAGAATTCATGACTGGTATCTGGGACGGTATCGTGTCGGTCGCTACAACTGCTTGGAATACACTTACATCTATCGTCGAAGCGGTTTGGACTGCTATTCAAACATATATCTCAACAGCTATTCAAAACATTCAAACTGTTATCACAACAGGTATGCAAGTTGTCCAAGGAGTATGGAATGCTGTTTGGACGATATTTACTACAATCGTTCAAACTGTATGGACTGTTATTTCAACGGTTATTTCAACCGTCTTGAATGTAATCGCAGGTATTATCAAAGCGGTTACGGCTGTTATTAAAGGCGATTGGAGCGGTGCTTGGGAGGCAATTAAAGGTATAGCGGAGACTGTTTGGAATGGTATTAAAACAATTATCTCAACAGTAATCGAAGCGATTAGTAAAATCATTAGTACAGTTTTAGAAACGATTAAAAATACCGTATCAACAATTTGGGAAGGTATTAAGAGCATTTTCGAAACAACAATAAATGCAATTAAAGAAACTGTAATAAATGTTGGTAATGCGTTGAAAGACGGTTTCTTGGGCGCATTAGATTTACTTAAAAGCGGAGTTTCTAGTGTAATTGACGCAGTTACAGGATTCTTTGGTAAATTATGGGACATCGACTTATTTGGAGCAGGTAAAGCCATTATTGATGGGTTCCTTGGTGGTTTGAAAGCGGCATTCGATGGTGTTAAGAACTTTATCGGAGGTGTAGCTAACTGGATTGCACAACATAAAGGTCCTATCTCTTACGACCGTAGATTACTTATCCCTGCAGGGCAGGCTATCATGGGCGGTTTCAATACTGCTTTAATGGGTGGTTTTGAAGTTGTCAAAGGTAATGTATCTGGAATGGCGGACGGTATTCGTTCAATGTTCGATGACGCAGGTTCTAGGGTTTCAGCTATGTCAAATGCTTTACAAGGCGATTTCTCTAATAATGTATCAGGTACATTGTCAGCAACTTATGAAGTTAACCAAACAAAAGAGCCTGCTGTTATTAACCTTGCACTAGGCTCAAATGATTTTAGAGCCTTTGTTTCAGATATTTCAAACATTCAAAGTAAAGAAGAAAGGATAAGATTGAAGGCTTCAAGCCTTTAATGGTGACTTAAATGTATACTTTTAACGACACGGTAAAAGGCGCACCGACATTTAACTCTGGTTTAGAAGTTCAATTCGGTGGAGTAAGCCTCAATCAAGAAATGAATAACGAGGACGGAACGTTTTTTGTGGCGAATACCACAGGTCGAGACGTCCTCGATTTTCACCATGAAACAGCAAATATCAAAGGTCGAGACGGGCAGTATCTCTATGGTGCGACGTATAAAGAGCGTGAAATTGAGATACAAGTTAGACTAACAGGATTTACTGATTTGGGAATGCGAAAACAGTATGAGCGTTTAAACCGCTTATTGTTTTCACGTAAAGCTAAAAAATTAGAATTTGGTGACGATGGCGAGAGATATTATAAAGCTATCTTTTCAAAGGTTAAGAAACCAGAATTGGAAGATTCAAACGATACTGTTATCAAACTTCATTTTGTTTGCTATGACCCGTTTAAATATACTGAGCCTAAAAGCACAGGAAGTAACAAGGTAACTTATAATGGAGATTTTCCTACTGAGCCTATCTTGTACCTTACAACTAAAGAAAGTTCTGAAATTCGTATTCTACACCTTGAAACACAAAAATATATCAGGTTAAAAGCTACTTACGTTCAAGATTCAAGTCTGGTTATTAATTGTGAAACGAGAGAAATCACGTTAAACGGAAGAAACGAGTTGATGAATTTTGATGTGGTTAACAGTCGCTATTTTAAATTGCAAAAAGGCGTGAATACATTTCAAGTTGAGGGCGCTACATTGAATGACATCCAGTATAAAGAGGTGTTCGCATGATTTATTTATTCAATCAGACAGAGGAACTAATCGATGTAATCGATGAAGCGAGCCTTGCGGATTTTACACACACGATTGAATTGAATCAGTTTGATAGAGCGAGCTTTGAAATCCCAATAGATTACAAGCCTGAAATTATAAAAGAAGCCCAGTTTTTCGGTTTTCAATCCCGAGACGGGGCTTTTTGTTTATTCAGAATTTCGGAAAAATCTTACGACATTGGATTGACTATCCAAGGGATAGATAGAGCAGAAAGTGACTTACATTCATTCATCATCGAGAATAAGCGTCCTAGAGGAACTGCTGAACAAGTATTGAGTGGAATTTTAGAAGGAACAGGCTATCAATTGGGAAATGTAGACGGCTTGACTCGAACAGGGAAATTGAGTTTCTACTATATTTCAGTTCGCCAAGCCCTCGTTAAAATAATTGAATCGTACGCTTGCGAGTTCAAGATTAGATACACCTTTGTTGAAAACAAAATTATCGGTCGTTATATTGACCTCAACCAGCGTTTTGGACATGTTACAGGACATCAATTCGAGTACGGAACTAACATTTTAAATGTTACCTACGAAGAATCGTCTGATGACGTTGTAACAGCCTTGATTGGTCGTGGTAAGGGTGAACAAAGCACGGATGAAAATGGAGAAGCTACAGGCGGTTATGGTCGTAGAATTCAGTTTAAAGATGTTGTTTGGTCTACTGCTAAAGGCGACCCAGTATACAAGCCAGCGGGACAGAATTATGTAACAAATGAAACTGCTAGAAATATCTATGGATTACATCAAGATGGCGTTATTAAGCATCGTTTCGGTGTATATACCAATGAAGATATTGAAGACCCTACTGAGTTGTTAAAAGCTACTTACAAAGAGTTACAACGATTATCTGTTCCAATCGTAACATTTAAGGCTAATCTCCTAGATTTAGCTAATGCGATTGAGCAAGATATTTGGATTGGTGATAGCGTCGGAATCGTAAGAGACCAGATTGGAATTGCTTTTGAAGCTAGAATCCACAAATTAGTCATCGATAAATTAGATAATAACCGTTCAGTTGCTGAACTTGGAGATTATCAAACCTTACAAGCTAAAGACCGTGCAAGCCGTCAACAAGCTATTAGAGAGGCTGTTAGTGGCTTTAGTGAATCACTATTCGAACAATCTATTGCGAATGAGGTCGAAAGACGTAACAAAGAGATTGACGAAAAGGTTCGTATTATACAACTCGAGATTGATAACGTTGTAAAAGAATACAAAAACAAAGCTGAAGATTTCAGCGCTAAAATCCATGAAGAAGTGGAGAAAGAGCGCCCTGAGTTCGTGAAGCGTATCCGTGAAGAGTTGATGAGTGGTGCGGACTCAATCGCTGAAT